TTTCCCTTCATACAGGAAACTGTAGCTCCCAAATCGAGGTAGTGATGACACCTTTTGGTGTATCATCACGACCAATCTGTTAGTCATAGGTTGGTATCCGTTGTGCAACCCCTTAAGGGTGTACGCAACATTGTTCCCTTGACCGGAACTGACAGGAGGAAAGACTCCATTTGTCAGTGGACGCTTGGCGATAAAGTTTAAGTCCCACATGTGAGGATGGATGGTATAGTAATACCACCTGCGATATAGGTAGTGATACCTGTAATCAAGTTCCTTTAAATCGTTTACACTAAGGGGTCTGCTCTCTGGTAGAGCACAGTACCGTAAGAAGTAAACAGCATTAGGACGATTGCCTAAAACTGAGTGTCTGCTTATTGATAAAAGATAAATGACAATGTCACAAACTTCTCGTTTGCAACATGACATTAAGCCTTTTATCAGAGTACTAAGTGCCCTCTTAGGCCAGAACCGAACACGGAGAATGTATCAAGCGGTACATTGCTTCCATGATTGGTTTAACCATTTAGCTTCTAACCACGGCGTATTTCATGCTTGTAAAGTTGCGAAAATGGTCCATGCCGAAGCGAAGCTTCGGATCTTAGGAAATTGGAACAAGGAGACCAAACCCAAAAGATATTACGATATCCTTTGGCTTAGGCTATCCAAGTCCGGGTTCCCTGTCCGTTTACGCAAAGTTGAGCGGTTGCTTCGTAGCAATTGTGAACCTGAGCGTAGGATAGGTATGACCATCCTAAATTCTTATAGAATTATCGAAACTCCCGCCGTCGCGACACATAGTTCGCGAGTGACACCAGTTGATTGTTCTTATTCAGAGTATGAACTACGCGAAGCGTGTTATACTTTGAAAAGAGGATTTAGCCTTTCTCGGATTCGGATGGGTTATGATAAACTTTTCCGTAGAGATCACTGGGTTGGTACCTCTGGTGTGTATGGTGGAACTGCTATTCTGAAAGCTTCAGATGACGCAGAAACACTTCTACATCCCAAGTACTACCAGTATCTAGGTGCCCTAAAGGGCTTTGTAAACTCTTTAGTTAACCTAGCTTCTAAACGGAGAAGGGAACTCTTACCCACTTGGGAGTCTCATGTAGCTTGGCTACAGGAGCTCGCCAGTTCCTCGAAGGGACCTAAAGTCTTTAGAGACTCTAGGCCTGAGCGTTTAATCGCAAGATTAACGTTCATATCCGAGGGTGGAGGTAAGTCACGGGGTGTTACCCCTGTGAATTATCACGTTCAAGGAGTTTTACGCCCGTTCCATGACTGCGTCATGGAAATTCTCAGGCGTATTCCGATGGATTGTAGTTTCGACGAAACTAAAGGAGTTAAGGCCCTCATGGACTGGACGTCGGACGGGGTTTCAGAGCCCTCAGGCTTTGATGCTTCCGACTTTACTGATGTTTTGTCGCGTGATCTTCAGGCCAGAGTAGTGAAACACTTCTTTGGAACCGATGTATCTCGCTTCTGGGATCTCTTAATGAGGATCCCAGTCTACATGGGAAAGGAGCATGGCGAACGTTCGTTCGCCAGCGGTGCTCCTATGGGAATATATGGTTTGTGGCCAGTCGCAGCGCTGACCCACCATGTTATCTGCCAAATTTCAGCTCTTCGAGCTAAGTTGCGTCGCGTGAATGTTCCATATCGCAAATACTTTTTAAGAGGGGATGACGTCCTCTCAAAAGAACGTGCGTTTATGGAGCACCACCGGTCAATAATGCAAGATGAACTTGGAATTAAAATCTCCGAATCGAAAACCATTGGGTATCGACACGGACCTTCCTGCGCAGAGTTCGCGAAGCGAACTGCCCAGTTTGGCAAGGTCATCTCCGGAATTCCTATAAAACAGATCTCCGCTTCGCGGAGGGTGGAACCTTTGCTCTCTTTAGAGCTTGTGTCTCACCTATTGGATATGGTACGGGTCGAGAAGCTCCGACGATCTCCCCACTTTACCCCCCCTCTCGTTTGCACAGTCCTTCACGGTAAGTATGTAGGGTCTATAGATTCCCTACGTCGGCACAACAACCGGCCTAAAGTTCTTCCCGATGGAAGAGTTTCTTTAGGACTCGGCCATGTTGCCCCCACCAAGTATTCAAGAAGACTCTTGAACTGTCTAGCTCTCCCTTTTTGTCGCGAACGCGTACAAGGCTGGAGACACTTACGTGGCATGGTAATGCCACCTACGTTCCCTCTCACAGGAGGGGCTATGACATCCAGAGATTTTGAATATTGGATAGAGTTGGATATCTATCCGCGGCTTGCAGAAAGGCTCGTTCGTCGAGCCCGTATCATGCTAGGCCTTGAGGCCTATAATGACCTGCTTGGAGTCCTCTCCGATATAATCGGGAAGGAACTCTATGTTAAAGCTGTAGTGGATCCGGTACCTGAACTCAGAACACATTCACATGATTCTGATTCACATCCAGATACTCGGGTTGTCCAAAGTTCTCATCCCCTCAACCTCGTTTTTGCGAGAGTCTGTCAAGAGCTGAAAGACAATGCATCAACCTCTTTGTGGGTTGGCCAAAATGCCGTGAAGTTTTCCAAAGCATTAAGATGCCTTCGAGAAATTGAAGGGATGTCTGAAGCCATTAGAAAATCTGGACGCTATATTACCAGATTGCGGGAATTATCACGCTATCATAAAGATATTCTAAGGTGGACTGAGCTCATACTGGCAGGGGTTCATCCCATGTCGTAGACCATTTCCTTTTTGGCCTTTGGTACGAGTCAGGAGGCAGTATACTCATAGTGTGGAAGATAACAATGTAACTAAACACACTATGTATCGAAGCGGGACCTACTATCCTTGAAAGATGAAATGTCTTTCTAGATCCATACTGTCTTTTGCTAGTGATTACTCACTACTGATGAGTTCGTCCCAGGAAACTGAACGAACTCCCCCTTTCCTTCAATCACATAGTGATTTGCTCGATTGGAAGCACATAAGTAGCGTATGCGCACTGGTAAGTGTGAAGAAGTGGACCGATGGTGATCTGCCGTTCGAGGACTCCATTATGCTAGCAATAGCACGTGGAATAATCCAAGGTAGCTTAGCCACACTGACTTCATAAACCCCTTTAAGGCTTATGTGTCATGAGCATTGCATGTACCGGCATGGATACCAGTCGTCTGGGAATCCTTTTCAGGACCCATGTCCACATGTTTGATCTTACCGTTAAGGAACGGAGCAATCTGCGAAAGGAAGCCCTTTCGTAGATGGGAAACTCTAACCCCTCCCGCCGTAAGGTTTAGACACGGC